CCAGCGCCAATGGCGTAGCCATTGATAGTGTGACATTGAAAGACGGTGGCATAGCCGCAACAGCTGCAAGTACAATCACAACTGCCGATAACTTAGACACATTATCATTAATATCAACAGATGCTGATGCTAATGTTGGACCAATTTTAAGATTATTTAGAAACTCAGCCTCCCCAGCTGATGATGATGTAATAGGCAATCTAGTATTTTCAGGACAAGATGATGCAGGTAATGAGACTGATTTTCTTACTTTTCAAGTAAACGCAGGTGATGTAGGTAATGGTGCGGAAGATGGCTTTATGCGAATAATGATGCCTGTTGCTTCAACTAGTACAGAGTTTATAAGAATGCTTCCAGCGGGTATTGTATTTAACGAAGGTAGTGCTGACCTAGACTTCCGAGTAGAATCAAATGGTAACGCCAATATGTTATTTGTAGATGGTGGTAATAATAGAGTTGGTATTGGTGGCTCAGGTGCAAGTGCTGGAGATTTAGGCGTTGAGGTTGCTGCTGATTGTAATGTTGATTTATTTTCTAATGTAGGTTCAGGCACTGCTGGTAAAGCGGTAATATTTTTTACTACTGACTCAAGTTCAGATCACGTTACTTGTGCAAGTATCACTATGGAACAAGGATCAGGTGATGAAGCTGCAAGAAAAGGTCAAATGAAATTAAGCACATCTGACAATGGTGCTCCAACTGATAGAATGTTATTATCTAATAACGGAGATATTATGTTTAACACCGCAGCAGTTGGTGCTCAAGCGGAACCAGCAAATACTAATACAGTAGGTGCTTGTATTCGAGGTGATGGTGAAATGACATTAACTTGTGATAGTGCCTACGTTTTTAGAGCTAATAGAAAAGGTGATGACGGTGAAGTTATAGGTATTATGCAAGATGGTTCTGTTATTGGAACTATAAGCACTTCAGGTAGCACAGCTTCATATAATGCTTTTACTGGTAGTCACTGGGGTAGACTTGCTGATAATTCTAAATCAACTATCTTAATGGGAACAGTTATGGAAACTCTTGATGCTATGATTAACTGGCATTATGCAAATATAAACTATCCTGAAAGAGATGAAGGTGATGTAACTATTCCAGCATGTGTAAAAAAACATCCGTTAACTTTACCTGATGGTAAAGCTGTTGGTGATGCTGTAACTTTTACTGTTGATGGTGTTGAATATACAGATGAGTACAGACTTGAAGATGACATTAAACATACACAAGTAAAAATATCTGATACTGCTGATAGTAACAGAGTTTATGGAGTTTTCAACAACTGGGATAATGGTGATATTTATAATGACATGCATGTAGCACAAGTTGGTACTTTTGTAGTAAGAGTACACAAAGATGTGACTGTAGCTGCTGGTGATTTATTAGTATCAAATGGTGACGGCACAGCTAAAGTTCAAGATGATGATATTATTAGAAGTAAAACTATTGCAAAAGTTAACTCTAATATTAAAGTTGAAACTTATGCTGATGGCAGTTATACTGTACCATGTACATTACATTGTTAAGGAGAACTTATGTTTACATTAAACGAAAAAGAATATGACGAATCTAAATTATCTGATAAAGGTAAAGCAGCTTATGTTAAACTCATAAGAATTGCAGAACAAAAATCTGATTTAGATATTGTTGCTAACTATTGGACAGCACAGCTCCAAGCTGAACTGCCAAAAGAAGAAGTTACAGATGGATCAGAGTCAAAAGAATAGCGTAGATATTGCACGTCTAGAAGGCAAAGTTGACGTAATAGCAGAACGATTAACTTTAATGAAAGATAATCACCTGTTTCATATTGAAAAAGATATGCGTCAACTTCGTGCTTTAGTATGGTTTATAGGTACTACTGTCTTTGCTCAAATGCTTTATATCATAGTAAGATCTCTTATTTGACTTATATTAGCAAATAAGATTATGTTTATATATGAACAAACGAATACTTGTAATAAGTGATACGCATTGTCCTTATCATCATCCTGATTTAATTCCTTTTCTAAAAGCTATTAAGAAAAAATATAAACCTGATCGTGTAATACATATAGGTGATGAAGTAGATTCACATGCTATATCATTTCATGACAGTGATCCTGATTTATATAGCGCAGGTGATGAACGTACAGAATCTTTAAAGACTGTACATGCTATGGAAAAATTATTTCCTATAGTAGATTTACTAGATAGTAATCATGGTAGCTTAGTCTATCGTAGACAGAAAGCTACAGGTCTACCTAGAGCTGCAATGAAAACTTATAATGAATATTTAGAAGTAGGACCAGGTTGGAAGTGGCATGATGATCTTCTTATCACTATGTCTAATGGACAACAATGTTATTTCTGTCATGGTAAAGCTGCTAATGTATTAAAGGTAGCACAACAATATGGTTGCCCTACAGTACAAGGACACTACCATTCAAGTTATTCAATACAATACTGGGGTAACCCCAACAGTTTAAACTGGGGTATGCAAGTCGGATGTTTAATAGATGCTAAGTCACTAGCATTCGAATACATGAAAACACAAAAATCTAGACCAATAATTGGATGTGGCGTTATATTAAATGGACTCCCAAAGTTGATACCTATGGTTTTAAATAAAGGTGGAAGATGGAACAGAGAACTGACTTAGAATATTTGACAACTCCTAAACAAGGAGTAAAGATAGTTAAGAACAAACTTTATTTATATATCAATTCAACAAGGGGAATCTATGCAGAAAACAGACTCACAAGCGAAGATGCAATTAATCTCGCAAGACAATTACTTAATGGAGCAAACCAACTTACCTGAGGAGCCAATTATGTATGAGCCTGAAAGCAATAGACGACCTGGAATAACTAGAAAATATATTATGGATAATCATAATTTCTATGTAAACATAGGTTATGATCCTAAAGATATGTTGCCTAGAGTAGTACGTATCTGGAGTGATATGAAACAAGGTACTACATTTAGTGATATGTTAATTGATCTATCTGATGATATTACTGAACGATTACAATTAAGAAAAGATTTAGATAGATCTTTAGATCGCATGGCAAAAGCAGCACCTCGTAGAAGTACTGGTGAGCCTACAACAATACAAGGTTTAGTCATTGATGAATTGATTAAGTCTTATTACCTGGAGAAATAATATGAACGATATAAAAGAAGTTATAAAATATACATGGAGCAAGATGTCTAAAAAGAAAAAGATAATTGCTGGTATAGTAGTACTAGTTATTATAGCTATTATTGTTACATAATGGAAGAAGTTAAGGCTAGGATTAAAGCCCATGAGGGCTATCGATTAGAACCTTATAAGGATACCCTGGGCTTCCTTACTGGAGGCTGGGGGCATAAGATATTAGCTGGTGAAGATCTACCCACATCTGAGGCAGGTTGGCAAGAGCTATTTGATAAGGACTTTAATATAGCTTTAAAGGGGTCAAACAGCCTCATACAAGAACATTTAGAGAACAAAGCATATAATGAGTTACCTGACAGTAAAAAGTCTATAATACATGGTGTATTAATAGAGATGTGTTTTCAACTAGGACAAGCTGGAGTAGGTAAATTTAAGAATATGTTTAAAGCTCTTGGAGAATGTGACTTTGCTGAAGCAGCATTACAAATGCAAGACTCTCGTTGGAATCAACAAACACCAGCACGTTGTCTAGAACTATCTACAATTATAAGGAATATTTAAATGTTACAAATGTTAATCAAGCCGCTTATTGGAGTGGCTAGTGATGCTATTGGTGGTTATGTTGAAACTAAAAAAGCTAAAGCAAAACAAAAGTTAGTAAAGATTGAAGCTGAAACAGAAATTGTTAAGCAACAAATTAAAGGAGAAATAGACTGGGATGTGGAAGCTATTAAAGGAAGCAAAGAGTCATGGAAAGACGAATACCTTACTATACTTTTTAGCATTCCTCTACTCTTGTGCTTTCTTCCTTTTACTGTTGAGTATGTTGAAAGGGGTTTTGCAGCTCTTGCTATGACGCCTGATTGGTACAAATATACTTTAGGTTTGATTGTTAGTGCATCATTCGGAATGCGTGGAGCAAGTAAAATATTTACAAAAAAATAAAAGAAAGGAATACGTGGATTACGTAGGTTTAATTGTGCTTACAATTTATTTTGTGAGTACATTATTATTTAACTTAATATAATTATTAAGTATTCGTAACAACACATTCCAGATTGAGAGCCAAAATGGCAGATAAACAGCCAAAAAAACAAGAAGATACTTTAGAAAATATTATTGATGAATTACCAAAACTTTTAGTACAACACGCATACAGAAAATTAAAATCAGGGGAAGACTTAACAGCTTCAGAAATGAAAGTCTGTTTAGATGTTTGTAAAGCTTACAGTGCTGACACACTTGTAGAAAAAACTAATAACATCCTAGAGGGATTACCTTTTGATGCAGACGAATAAAATAGAAAATTTTAAAAACTTTTTATATCTCGCTTGGAAACATTTAAACTTACCTGACCCTACTCCTATTCAGTATGATATAGCAGACTATTTACAAGCTAAAGAAAAACGTATTGTGATACAAGCATTTCGAGGTGTCGGAAAATCTTGGATTACTTCAGCATACGTTTGTCACCAACTTCTAATGAATCCACAAAGAAATATCTTAGTGGTATCAGCTTCTAAAACTAGA